AGCATCACCACTTCTTGGTAGAGGTGTCAAAGATGCTCCGGCTGGACCACCATTTCTAGCCACTGGTATGATTGCCCCTGGCACGATACGAACTGTATTAGGATTTAGAACACCATCATCAGTTGCAGTAAAAACACCACCGATAGATAAACTAGCATTCTTCAAAGATAATTCTTTAACTTTATTGAGTGACCGGATGTCAGGTAGGGCAGTTAGTACCGGACCTCTTCCATATCTTTCGCCAGCCGTTTTACTATACCTGGATATAATCCAGGGAAAGCTTTTGAGTTCTCTATAAACTAATTCTTCTTGTCCACTGTAATCTATAATCTGATAATGAATATTACCAGTTTGTTTGTCAAAATATGTACCCTCAACAAGCTCAACTTCGTCAGTAGGATTTTGTTCATACTTTTTTGCCATGCTTTGTGGTATCTTTATGTCAGGAAACTCCTGGTCCAAAACTTCATATGGTCTCTTAAATTTTCTGTAAACTTTTTCTACACTGCCATTTGGACCTTCATCGTAAGATATCTGAAATGTAGGTATGCAAGTATATCTGATAGGCTCTACTTCATCACCTGGTAGTATGAGCATGACGGCTGTACCAATAGCAAGCTCTTGTAGAAACTCACCAATAGATAGATCAAACTTTGATTGTCTCATCACTGAGAACATCTGATCAGCATACTTATCTAAAATTTGTTGAACTTCTATTTGTCTTTCTTCAGGTATTTGGTCACCTGGTTGCAACCGACACCAGGCTTGTTGGGGAGGAAATAAACCTGATTGTATTCTATTAGCGAACTTTTGTGTCGATTGCATGGCTGTTGAATCAAAGACTTGTTTCATTTTATTTTGACCTGGCACACTACCTTCATAATATCCATCATATAGATTTTTATTTGGTAGAGCATATCTGTAGGCATCTTCATAGATAGCTCGCCAGTGGGCTTTCTGTCTTTCTGCTTGATCAAATCTTTTTTTAAGTTCTTGTGGTTTTAGCTTTGTCATGTACTCATCAACCCTTTATTTCTTCTTGCAAAATTTCTAGCACTTTTTTTGTTTCTAAATCCCCATGCTCTAAGGCTTCTAAGTAATGGTGTTGGTCTTCCTTTTTCATCATACTCAGGTCCATCATTTGCACCCATCCTTGCTCCAAATGATACCCTTCTTTTAAAATCCTTTGTTCCTCTTTTTGTTGTTTTTGTTGGTGGTTTTAAATTTGCACCAGTAGTTCTTTTAAAAAATTTTCTGCCAGCTTCGTTCAATCCACCTTTTGGATTTTGATATTTTTTAGCTACCATCTGTTTTCAACTTACAAGCTGGACATTCAAACTTAACTTCGTCATCCTCTTCTACCTTAGCCATAGCAATTTTGCAGACTGGACAAATAGGTAAACCCTTTTCAAATTTTTTAGGATTACGAGGGTATGATCTCATGCTCTTGGATTTCTACCTGGTCCTAGTGTTCTTTGAGGAGCTTCAACTCCAGTTGCATCGCCTGACATAAGCATTCTGTTACGTCTACTTCTTGAAATTTGCCTTGATGCTATTTTTCTTTTTTCTTCATTTTCTCTTGCTTCTGCTCTTTGCTCTCTTTCAGCTTGTGCATCTAGCTCTGCCTGAGAAGGTCCTTTAGGACCACCACCACCACCAAATAAACCACCCATTAAAACAATCTCCCATAAACATAATAGTCTTTGATATCAGGACCATATCGCCTTAATAATCCTTCTCTATCAAAATAACACATCTCCATCCATTTGATTGCTCTGTTATTTGCCTTACAAACGTATGTTTGCAATCTGTGAAGCTTGAGCTTCTCTGTTGCATACTCAAAAAATCTTAAACTGCCTTTATGAAAAACCATTTTACTTGGTTCTAGATCATGTGTTGGAAGCATCCAGGCTTCAGCTACACCTTTCCACAAAGGATACAATCCAAATATAACTACAATCTTGCCGTTTCTAACTCCAGTAAAAGACAGTCCTTCAACTCCATAATCCTGGATATGTGGTCTTCCGTAACCATCAATCAGTTCTTGTTCAAAAGATCTAAAGTTTGCCATGTGCATATGTCTTGCATGAAATGGTATTATTCGATGTTTCATACCATCCAACTTCATAACTTCCATAATTTCTTCTGATGTAAACATATCTCCCCCTATGCGAATACATTGAAATCTGTTTGTGCCACAACTGGCTGGCTAAATGTTTTTGTTCCTCTAGTCATTCTTCTCATCTCGCCACCACCGAGCAGACAATATCCAAGACTATCGCCTACATGCGAATGTTCATTTTTATTTGGTTTATCTTTGAATCTTTCCTGACCAGCCCCTACAGCTACCCTGGTAAAGTGATAACCACCTGACAAAGCTTTTCTAAGCCTAAGACATTTTCTGTTTACCAGGAAGCCAGGTTTGCCTTGTATCAGTCTATTCATCGGCATAGCTACTGCTTCTCTTCTAACTTTGAAATCATTTGTTGCTGTAGGTCTAGCTAGTATTCCATGTGTTTTTAAAAACTCAAAAGATGTTTGCTCATAGATACCATCCCTGGAAGCTCCTGCTGGGTCACCCCAAACCATGAACTCATTGTTTTTTGGAAACCTGGTTGCCATTTCTGATTTCAGTAGATTCACAAATCTATCCAAGCCCATATCAAAAGTTACAATCTCATGTAAGACATGCCATGCACCATTAGGCATTTTCTGAGCAAAAACAGCCGAAGGTGTCAAACCAAAATCCAGCCCTACTTGTACTGGTATATTCTCATCGACCTCTAGATCAGCAGACATTGTGCTATCGTCATACTCGGACCAAACTGGTCTTCCTTCCTGGACATAGGTGTACTTGCCTTCTGCATAGCATCTAACCCAGTCTAAATTTTTACCACCGAGTAGCTGGTCATAGTATCCATCCGGTAGGTTATGTAAGTTCTCAGCCTTTGGATTAGTTTTGAACCAGCGACCACCAGCAGATATATAACCCTGAGCTTCAGGTATTTCTTTTGGTACATCTTTCAATGGCACTTCTAAGACACCACCTGGTTGACGATAAAATCGCCAGGCAAACTTACCTTTTGGTTTTTCTTTCTCAGCTAATTTATACATCCAGTGATCATCATCACATGGGTTACTATCCATCCATATTCCTCGCCAGGTACATCCACCATCAGCCATAGAAGGATATCTTCCTACCCTATGAGACAATCCATCTATAACGGCTTTCGGCAACTCACGAGCTTCATTGACGAATGCCCCAGTGAGTTCAAGAGATAACAGTTTCCTGGTATCCTTGGGTTGATCTAATGCAAGAAATATTACTTCACAATCTATGCCTGATGCATTGCCCCTTGCTGGTAGTTTTAGATGATGTTTGATCGGTGGTGACCAGTGAAGCCCACCCCAAATATTTTCAGGGAATAATTCTAACCAGGTTTTTATCGTAGTCGTTTTGAGCATAGGATAACTGTTTCTTACAACAACAAATCTAGAATATCTTACACCATCCCTAGGTGACGGCTTTTGTTGTACAGCCCTCTTAAATACCTCAGCACAACTAGCATAGGATTTACCTGAGCCTACTGGTCCGATCAATCCTCGAACAAAACTATCATCCTTCAAGAACTTCCACACTGTAGGTGAGGTGCTAAAATCTAAATTTAATTTATCAGGTTTTTCCATCTGTCGGTCCTACCATGTTAACTTCTATTACACTCGGCTTTTCGCTTTCATGTTCTTTGTCCAGGATACCAGCACTCTTAGCCAGCATTTGCAGAACTCTTACTTTATCAATCATTTCAATCTCAACTTCAAAACTTTCACCAACTGGTCTAGCTTTGATCTTCTTAATTGACTGCAATGCATGTTCAGGGATTTCATCCAAATTCTTAATACTAACTTTGCCTTGATCATCCCAATCCACAACATCAGTAACCTTTGCCTGACTAATCGATAGTAAAGCTTCTGCAAGCTTATCCCTATTCTGAAAAATAACATCCGATCCTCTAAGCTTCTTCTTTATATCTCTTACACCACCCAGGTTATTCATCCTAGGTACTGCTCTATTCTTAGATGGCAATATCAGTCTCCAGGGTTGCATTATCAAAACCATTATCTTTATCAACAGCCTTATAATCTTTTGGAAATATCTTTACCCATACCTCGCCTTTATCATCAGGTATAGGATAACAATCTAACTTCATAGAACTAGGTATGCCCATCTTGGTGAACATCTTACCAATCTTTATCCATTGGGTTTTCTCCATGCCTTCTTTGTCAAAGTATTTCTTACCCTGAACTAAATCTAAAGTTTCTGTTTCCATTTTGTAACTCCTTTATGAAAAATTG